AGACTGAGAAGATGGACTCATCTGAAAAGTATGGTCGCATTTTGGGCTGGGTATATGTAGATGGCAACACTGTTTCTCTGAATGATATGATGATTAACGATGGTTACGCATGGGGATATCTAGGAGATACCAAGGTGAAGGATTTTGATGCCCTTGCAAAGGCGAGAAAGAAGTCTGGCAAATGAGGCAACTATTTTATTTTACAGCTGACTGGTGTCAACCATGCAAAAGAACTAGACCAATCGTAGAAGACCTAAATCGTGATGGGGTTATCAAGGTTCAATTTATTGATGTTGATATTGAAACAGACCTATTGGCAACTTATGAGATTAAGTCTGTTCCAACCTTTGTTTTAATTGAAGATGGCAAAGAGATTAAGCGTATGAATGGTGCAAAAACCAAGGAAGATTTTGAGATTTTCTTAGCTAATCCTAGTTAAGTAATCTGATATAATCGTACTATAGCTTAAGGAGTTATAATGCCATACCATATTGAAAGATCAGGCTCACAGTATGCTGTTGTTGATGACAACGGTAAGACTGTAGGTACTCATCCAACTAAGTCTAAGGCAGCATCACAGGTTAGAGCTTTATACGCCAATGTTCCCGATGCCACAAAGGACGATGTAATTCGTATGGGAAGACGCAGAAGTGGTGTGGGCGATTCACACTCAGGAATAAATGTATCATCATCAGGAGGAGAAGGTATGGGAATATCAGCAGCAGATCAAATTAGAGAAGTTTCTGCACTTATTAAGAGCTTGAATAGTGAGATTCCTTCTGGAACCCCACAAGGAACAGAAGAGCCAAAAGAGCACGGATACAAAGGCTGTGACTGTGAAACATGTAAGGCTATGGATGTAGACTGTCCAGACTGTCCAGCATGCTCACCTAACAATGTTGGTGATGGCAAAGATGCAGAACTTGAAACAACCAAGTCTGAAGAAGCTCCAATATCAAAAAGTATTTGGGGCGGAACCATATTTGACTTGAACCCTTTTGTAAAATAATACTTTAGGTAAAATGACAAAAACAAACATTATAGTTGTTGTCTTGACAATACTATCTTATTGGTCTATACTTAGTATAGTAAGACATAAAACAAAAAAGTCTTTTTCAATGGTTATTGGAAGTCAAAGCGACGTTCATAATCTGACAAAGATCTTTTCTGAAAAAAAGACAACTAAACAAAAAACATCTCAGATGCAACAGTACGAAGAGAAAAATAGAATTGACGTGCTGGTAATTGAAGATGAGGCATATTGGATATCAAACAATGTATTTTATAAAGGGGAAATAGTTAATGGTCAAATTGATCATGATACTACAAAGCCAATTAATACTGAAAATATGCAGCAAGAAGAAATTGACAAAATGCTATTCATTATAGATAGCTTAAAGAATGGAAACAAAAATGATTTTGGCGGTACAAGGCACTAATACATTTGATGATTATCAAGTGTTTCTTCGTGCTATGGGCGTAGCTATGTCTATGATGCATGAAGATGACAAAGAGTTCTACATATATACTGCAGGACCAGTAAGAATCAATTCAATGGTATCAGAATTCTCTGGAGTATCAGAGAAAAGCTTTAAGGCTAGAGGCATGAAGATTAAGTTTTTTAAGGTTCCACCTTCATACATTGAAGAGAACTTAGATTATGTAAATTATTTTGCATTCTTTAGCAAGCCAAAAGAGTCTGTAACAAAGTTAGTTCATCAGGCAGAAGAAAAAAATATTGAAGTCGGTCTATTTAGATACTAAAGGGGTAGGAAATGATCGTAAATAAGCTAGAAACAATGGAACGCATTGTTAAGAAGAACAAGAACCTCAAGTGGGATGGCTGGGATGTACTTGATCTCAAGAAGTCAGACCTTGCAAAAACATCTGTAAATGGTGTACGAATTAATGAGGAATGGTTTCTTTGTAAAGTATACAAGATAGATACCAAGGGCTGGGATATCCCTAATAAGTATAGGGAGTAAGCCTTGAAGCAGCATTTATGGAAAGATGAAAGTCTATGTTTTGGACTTGATACAAATCTTTATTTTGAAAAATATGAAGATGATATTGATCAAAGACCAATAACAGATGACATGTGTAGAATTTGTCCAGTAAGAAAAACATGCTTTGCTAACGGCATCTCGGGTAAAGAGTGGGGTGTATGGGGTGGAGTGTATTTAGAAAATGGGGAAATATCTAAAGAGTTTAATAGGCATAAGTCTAAGCAAGATTGGGCTGCCACATGGCAGTCACTAACAATGGAGTAATAGTATGTGGTCATGGGTATTAGCAGCAATTGGCGTTACAGGTATCTTCCTGGTTGGTCGTAAGACAATTTGGGGATGGTTAATCCTGCTACTTAACGAGTGTATCTGGATTGCTTATGCCCTTGCTACAAAGCAGTATGGTTTTATTGCCATGGCTACCGCATATTCTGCAGTGTACATTAAGTCATTCGTTCACTGGAAAAGAGAAGAATAATGTATACCGATAACATGAGAAAAGCCTTTCATGCTGTTCAAGCACCAAAAGGATTTGTTGTTCAGGTGATTGATAATGAACACTTCCTGACCTTAAAGCTAGACGAGATGCAATTTATGAAGATGCATCATGATCAAAAAATAGCTGCGGTACAATACGTAATAAAGTTAAAAAAGGCTCTTGAAATGGAAGGTGCTATTGTGTTAGTAACAAGAGAGGCAGTAAAATGAATAACATTCCTTTGATTGTAATAATCACGTTGCTATTTGCATTTGCTTTAACTTATTCAAGAATGTACGTTAAGCTTCTTAAAGCAAAAAAAGAATTATCAAAGCTTGCTGTCAATGTTATTGTTCTTGAAGAATATATTAATGGAATTGAAGAGAACAGAATTCAAAGTGATGAAAGTATACATAAAGAAAACTTTATTAAATTTTTGTCAGACTCAAGAGATTCAGCTTATGAGTATATTGAAACTGTTCAAAGTGGAGTGAGCACTTTTATTTCTGCTATTGATAAAGATATTAAGTACTTTGATTCCTATGGCGATGCAGGTCCATCAGGGCCAAACTATGAGATACTTAAGAGGATATCGGTGGCTTATAAAGAATTAATTAAGTTAATGCCAGACGAGGAGAAGAAGTGAAAGATATTTTATTATCAACACTAACAGGTTTTGGATGTGGTGTAGTTTTCGCAGCATTCAAATTGCCAGTACCAGCACCACCAGTTTTTGCGGGAGTCGCAGGAATTATTGGTTTATGGATTGGCTTTACAGTACTAACAAATGTAATATCCTAGGAGGAAAATTATGAACAAGAAGACACAGGCAATACTAGCATCATATGGACGTTCAGTCCTTGGTTCAGTAATTGCGCTTTACATGGCAGGAGTAACAGATCCAAAGGATCTATGGACAGCACTTGTTGCAGCCCTTGCTCCAGTAGCACTACGAGCAATTAACCCTAATGATAAGGCTTTTGGAGTTCTTCCAGAGGTTGTAGAGGTTGAAAAGGCTCTTAAGACAGTAAAGGCACCAGTAAAAAAGAAGGCTGTAGCTAAGAAGAAGTAAGCAATTGCTTATGGGGGTCAGTCTAGGGATAGGCTGGCCCCTTTTCTATGATAGTATATATACATGGCTAATTTTGGATCATTGTGGATAGGAAATCCACTAAGCAAGGTTGAGCAAACAGCCCTTGCTTCAATCATTTATCACGGACACTCACTTACCCTCTTTGTTTATAATATGGACTTAAAGGTGCCAAAAGGAGTAATAAAAGCAGACGCTAATCAGTTCATCCCTGAGTCTGAAATTTTCAAGGTACAGAATTCATATGGACCCTTTGCAGATATGTTTAGATACAAGATGATTAAAGAGCTAGGATTAATCTGGACAGATACAGACTCAATATGCTTAAGATCAGACTGGGACTTTGGAGATTATGTATTTGGTTTTGAAGAGCCTGGAAGACTCTCAAATAGTATTTTAGGTATGCCTAAAGACTCAGACTTGATTAATATGATGATTACTGGAGCTAACAAGCAAGACAAAGATAAGATAGTTTGGTCTGAGATAGGACCTGACCTGCTCACAAAAGCAACCAAGAAACTTAATCTAACTAAATATGCACAAGAGCCAGAGGTATTCTACCCAATTCACTTCTGGCAATGGAAAAAAATCTGGGCAAAAGATTATAAAGAAGAAGTATTAGAGAAGTGCAAGGACAGCTACACTATACAGATTTGGAATCAGTTTTTAAATAGAGAAGGTATTGACAAGAACAAGCTGCCTAAAGGCTCTGCAATAGAATACTTCTATAACAAATTTGTCATAGACTAAAGATATCAGTCATGTCTTCAAATTCACTAAATTGAACTGTTGATTCCATTTTGTGAACATTGCAGATATTATCTTTATCAAGACTAATTGTGTACCCATTCAAATCTTTGTTATAGAATAGCCAATGATCAATTGGTCCATTAACACCTTTTTGAACCTGCTTTAAAAGTTTTTCAACGCCTTTTCTGCTAACAACATAGCAAAGGCATGACCATGACTGATAAACTCTACAGAGACTATCATGTCCAATATCAATTAATTCTTTTTGCTTATCGTATCTATCATTTCCTGTTGGTGGATGATAAACAGTAAAGAAATCCCAGTCACTTGGTAGCTCTTCTATGTAACCAATTAGCCTATCATTAAAGTCTTTGGATAAAACAATGTCATCTTCTATCAGCATAACCATATCGTGATCAGTTTTTTCAAAGTTCTTCCAGGCAGTAAAGTTGCTGGCCCAGATAGCGAACTCTCCAATCTTCCATCCACGACCATTCCATCCTTTCGGATCAAACTTTATCTTCTCATTTTTAAAAAAGTCCTTAACATCATCCTTTGTTTTAAGAACAATGGTTGGGGTTTCTAGCATTGTAAACTCATTAGATAGTTTATCATTTGCTCTTTTTGTTAAGATTTCTCTTTTTCTAAGAACCTCAGTATTTCCATCAACATGAAAAACTTTAAATGTAAGGTTTATGATTTTACCTCTTGACTTTTTTAGTCCATTGT